TGCCGGAAGCTACGCCGGTGATTTCGATGTTTCAATACATCAGCGGCAACAATCAGCGCATGTATGCCGGCAACCTCAACAAGCTCTATGACGTTACGACACCTGTGCCGGTAGAGATCAAGGCAGGACAAACATCAGGCAATTACGTCGCCAGTCAACTTGCCAACCAGGGCGGCGACTGGATGATTGTGCTGAACGACACAGGCGACTACCCGCTGCGCTTCAACGGCACCACTTGGGTTACGCTGGATGGCACGCCGCCCGCCAACTGGCTCAACAACACCGCCTACGCCGTCAACGCCAAGGTGACTGACGCGGCTGACGGCTCGCGGTGGAAGTGTGCCGTGGCGAATACCAGTGCCGCCGCTGGTACCTTTGCGGACGATCGTATTGCGCGCCCGACTTTCTGGACCGCGGATCCGTTTGCGTCAGACGGCACAAGCTGGATCACCGGGCCGCCAGAGTCCAGCGTCGTCAACGGCCACAACCTGACCTATGTCTGGAAATATCGCGGCCACCTCTACTTTATCGAGGGCGGCACCATGAATGCGTGGTATCTGCCGATCAACGCGGTTGGCGGCACGCTGCAAATGATTCCGCTGGCGGGCGCGGCCACCAAGGGCGGCAAGCTGCTCGCCGGGTTTACATGGTCGCTCGACGCCGGCGACGGCATTGACGACAAGTGTGTCTTCATGACCGACCAGGGCGAGCTGCTTATCTTTACAGGCTCGGATCCGTCGACAATCGCCAACTGGCGCCAGGAAGGCCGATACCAGACCTCGGTGCCGCTCGGCATGAACGCCCATATCGCGGTTGGTGGCGACGTGATGATTGCTACCGTCGACGGCATTATCCCGATCTCGGCGTCCATTACCAAAGACAGCATGCAGCTCGAGTTGGCCGCCATCACCCGCGCCATCAAGCCCATGTGGCGCGACATGGTGAACGCCAGGCGCACCTATCCATGGACGCTGTGCAAATTTGACGAATACGGCGGCATGTTTGTCACCTACCCCGGCGGCAATGCCGGCAGCTGGTATTGCGGCGTAGTCAACATCGCCACTGGCGCCTGGGCGCGCTATGTCGGCTGGGACGCCATGTGTTTCTGCCGGCTGCGCTCCGATATGTTTTTTGGGACGCAAACCGGCAAGATCATGCAGGCCGATCGCACCGGCTATGACGATGGCGTGCCATACATCGCGACAATGGTGGGCGGCTGGGAGATGTTTTCCTCGCAGTCGTCAACGCTGGTATGGCGCCAGTCCAGGGCCGCCTTCTCTGCCCGCGCCGGCGAGCCGTTTCAGCCGCAACTGTCCTGCACCACCGATTACGTCATTGTTATTCCAACACCGCCATCCGCGGCGCCGGATCCGGGCGTGCCGGATGTCTGGGGTCAGGGGCTGTGGGGGCCGGATTTAAGACCACCCGTTCCGTCGCCGTGGAAAAACGCCACTGTGTATACTGCGGGTACAAAAGTGTACGACCCCGCCAATCCACCCAACAACACGCTCTGGACTGTTGCCATTAATCATACCAGTGCGGCAACTGGCCTGTTTGCCGCCGATCGCGCCGCGCACCCAACCTACTGGACAGCAGCAGGAACATATCCATCCCCCCCGACGCCGACCGCACCGGAGATAGCGCAATACGCGCAGTGGGATCAGCCGGCGCCGTCGACGCCTGTGATGCGATCCACCATGTGGATATCGATCGGCTACACCGGGTTCAGTCATGCCCCGATTTGCCAGGTGACGGTGGCGCAGCAGGCGCGGCCGGAAGTGGAATTGATATCGATTGCAGCGACGTATGAACCTGCTGGCGTCAACGTCTAGGGAGATGCGTAATGCCTGCCATGGGCGATCTGTTTGCGCCGGCGTACCGCGCCAATGACCCTGCCTCGGTGCAGGCAGTAAACGACTGGCAAAACCGCGTCTTTAACGTCAACCCTGGCAACATCGAACAGACCCGCAAGCCGGTATCGTTCAATACCGGCAACCCCGGCGGCATGCTGGATCCAGAGGCGCTGCGCATGATGGCGCAGGGTGGCCCGTATGACTTCAATGCGCGGCGCAATGCCATCGCCGCGGCGGCGGTCCCGCAGTCGGCAGCGCAGCCGACCGGCCAGCAATCCTACTACGGCCAAGGCGGCACCGTTCCTACGGCGACCGGCGGCACCATGCCGGTCATGGGCGGCTATGACAGCCTCGGCGGGCCATCTAACCCGTATGGCGGCCTGAGCCTGAGCGACTGGAATACGTTTGTCGGCCATGTCGGGCTGGACGCCGCCAACAAGTGGGCGGCACAGAATGCGTCAAATACGCCGGCATATCAGCCGCCGACCTATCAAGACAGCTTTGGGGGAGGGCCGGCCTGATGGACTTGGCGAGCGGTTACTCCGACAGCATCAATTACGGCAACGGCTACACGCCGCTGGCTACAGGTGCGATCAACAACAACAACGCCGAGTATCAGCGCAATCAAATGGCGATGGCGCTGATGGCGCAGCAGGCACAGAACAATGTGTTTGCGTCGGGCGGCGGCTTCGGCGCTCAGACTGCGGCCTACGCGGGTGCGGGCGCCGACTACGGGCGTGCCGTCGGTGGTGGCGGCAACATCTACGCCCCCAGCGGCGGCGGTGGCGGCTACGACGACGGCGCGGGCCTCAACCCGTCTACCGCGCCAAACGGCGGTTACTACAGTACCCCCGCCGGTCAGGCTTTTCTGTCAAGCTACGGTCAGGGCGGCATTGGCAGCGATCGGGGCCAGTCACCAAACCAGCCGGGTAACGCGCCGATCCCATCGTTCTGGCAGGGCGTGCGGGACTGGACCGGCATGACCTCGGGGGCGCCGTCATACGAGGCACCTGCGCCAACGCCGCAAGCCTACGGCCCCGGATACTTCGATAACACCTTCGGATCTGCCTACGCCAATCAGCAAAAAGCCATCAACTCGAAACCCGTGGACTGGGACAAGACCTTTAGTACCATTACTGCACCCTACGCGCCGCAAACCTATTCCGGCGGCGGCATTGGCGGTGAAAGTGCGCGCGACCCCTATCAGGACTGGCTGAAAAACAGCGCCGCTTCTCAGGGATACGGGGCATTACCCCCGTTCTGGCAGGGGTTGCGGGACATGGTAGGCATGGGCCAGCCCGGCGGCGGCGGTTACGACCCCTATGCGGGCCTCGGCAACCGGGGCCAGCCGGGCGTCACCGACCCGATGGGCTACGGCACGGGCGGCTACCAAGGCAACGCCATTCCCGATCAAGCCCAGCAGAACCGCGCCCCGGTTCAGGGCGGCATGACCGATCCGTTCTGGCAGAACATCCGCGACATGATGGGCGCGGACCCCAAGGACCAGTCCCGCCTGCCGCAAGGCGGTGCGTACCCCGGCGCGACCAACCCCAATTACCAGCCGGGAGGGATGGCCCCGCAACTGCCTTACCAGTCCTGGCTGAACGCCAGTTAAGAGGACGACGATCATGCCCGGAGAATTTGACCACCTGTTTGCGCAGATGTCGCCAAGCGACATCGCCACCTGGCAACGTACCATGCAGGGTGCCGGCCAAGGTGCCGAGGCGGCCGGTGCGCTTGGCGCGCGGGGCAACCAGCGTGACGCCATTGCGCAGGCGATGATGGCGCAGCAGGCCCCACAGCAATCCTACGGCGGCGGCGGGGGCTGGGGCGGCGGTTTGCCTGCCGGAATGTCTGCCAGCGACTGGGCGACGTTCTCTGGCATCGTGGGGCGAGACGCCGCTAATCAGTGGCTCGGCAACCAGAACCTCGGCAGCGGTCCCGGCAACAGTGGCGTTGCGGGACCAGGAGGCGCGCCTAGTGGTGGCGGCTTCAGTGGTGGCGGATACGGGCCGTTTGGTGGCGGCAACAACGCCGCAGGCCCGACCGGCATCAGCCCCGCCGAGGCCAACCAGGCAGCAGGTCAGCAAGGCCGCGGGGCGCCCGCGCCCAGCCCTGGCCTAGAGACTGGCTACGCCACTACAAACGATGCCGGTAAGGGCGTCTATGGTGGCTGGGGCCTGAATGCTGCCCCAGTCGGTTACGGCTACACCGGGAGTATGTTTGGGGTCGACTACGCCCCCACACCGCCGCCTAACGACCTTACCGACCCGGCGTGGGGGCTGGTGATGAGTGTCGACCCATCAGTCATGAATGCCATGGCTATGAGCAGCGTAGGCGGCGACGGCGGCGTCGGCGTCAGCGGTGTTGGCGGCAACGGTAGCGGCATGGGCGGCGGCTACGGCTTCGGCATAGGGCCAGGCCCTGGCGGCGAGAACAGCGTCGGACCCAACGGCGAGGCAGGACCATACTGATGATCGACTACGTCTATGGATACGACGACATCGTCTCACAGTTCGTGGCTGCGCTGGTTCCGGCGTGGCAGGGTCGCGAGCTGCCGCCGATGATGGCGACCATAGGCGTAATCGCCAGGGACAACGCGCAGGCCCCTGGCCGGCTGGTGGCCGGCATCCTCTATAACAACTACGACAAGCAGGCCGGCGTCATCGAGATGTCGGGCGCGGCGCTGCCTGGCGCCAGGTGGCTGACGCGGCAGACCATGTGGCGTGCCTACCAGTATCCGTTTCTACAGCTCGAGTGCCAGATGGTGGTCAACCGCGTGCCGGCCGACGACAAGAGCCAGCTGCGGCAGCTGATCGCCTTCAACTATGAGCCGACGCTACTGCCGCGCATGCTCGGCCGCGATCGTGACCTGGTAGTGTGCCGCCTGACGCGCGAGGCCTGGGAGGCCAACAAGTTCAATCGCCGGCGTGATGTCCTGCACGTCGCAACCGAAAAGGCCGCATAGATGCCCGCTCAGTATCTCGATCCGAGATCCGATCAGCAGCGTAACGACATCACGCAGGCGCTGATGAATATACAAAACCCGCCGCCGCAAACGCCTATGCCGTCAATGCCGCAGATGCCGATGGCTGACGCTGGCGGCATTCCGCAACAGGGCATGCCCGCCCCAGGTGGAATGCCGCCCCAGGGGGCGCCTATTGGGCAAGGTATGCCCCCGCAAGGAATGCCGGGAATGATGCCGCAGCAGGGCATGCAGGCGCCCATGGCGCAGCAACCCATGCAGCAGCCAATGCAGCAACCGATGCAGAGGTAGGCCATGAGCTTTCTATTCGGAGATCAACCGACACCGCCTAACCCGTACCAGACTGCGGCTGCTCAGACCGGCACCAACGTCTCGACGGGCGTGGCGAACTCTTTTCTCAACAACGTCAACCAAAACACGCCTGACGGCTCGCTGCGCTATGACGTAACGGGCAACTACGACTGGACTGACCCGTCTACCAACCAGAAATACAACCTTCCAACGTTTACCTCGACGCAGTCGCTGTCACCGCAGGGCCAAGCCATCAAGTCGCAAACCGACGCCGCTAAGATGAACTTGGCCGGCCTCGCCAATTCGCAGTCGGCCAGCATCTCAAACCTGCTCGGCAGTGCTTTTAATCCTTCAGGTGCGCCGTCAGGCGGCAACGCGCAGAACCTCGCCAATATCGGCCAGGCGCAAACGTCATTTGGCGACAGCGGGGCAATCCAGAAATCGCTCAGTGGCGACTACGGCGACATCACGCGCTCTTACGGTCCCGCCGACAATTTCTCGGCCGATCGGCAGCGGGTTGAAGATAGCCTGATGCAGCGCATGAATCCGCAGTTGCAGCAAGAGCAACAGCGGGTCCAGCAGCAGCTTGCCGACCAGGGCATCCGCTACGGCTCGCAGGCCTACACCTCGGCCATGGACAACTATTCTCGCCAGGCCAACGACGCGCGCTTTGGCGCCATTGGCCAGGCCGGCCAGGAACAGGCGCGCATGAACCAGATGGCCGCGGCGCAGGCCGAGTTTCAAAACGCGGCGCAAAACCAGGGTTACCAGCAGGCGCTCGGCGCCGGCACGTTCGCCAACGCCGCGCAGGGGCAACAATACTCCCAGGATGCGGGGCGGGCCTCGTTTGCCAATGCCGGCCTGGCGCAGCAACTGGCGCAGCAGCAGTCCATCTTCAACGCGCAAAACGCGCAGCGCAATCAATCCATGCAGGAGCAGTACGCGCAGCGCAACCAGCCGCTTAACGAGATCTCGGCGCTGATGAGCGGATCCGCGGTGAGCCAGCCTAACTGGCTTAATTCGCCGTCGTCACAGATAGCCACTACCGACATAGGCGGGCTGATTAACAACAACTTCAATCAGCAGATGCAAAATTATCAAGCTCAGTCTGCCAATACCAACAACCTGCTCGGCGGCCTTCTTGGCCTTGGCGGTAAGTTGGGCGGGGCCGCAATCATGTCGGACGAGCGCGTCAAGGATGTTGGGCCTAAGATGGCGACAGTATTCGCCGCTGACCCTGACGGCGAGAAGCACACGCTGCCGATATATGCGTTCAACTATAAGGATGACCCAAGCTCAACCACGCATATCGGGCCGATGGCGCAGGATGTCGAAAAAATCGACAAGAGTGCTGTCACCACGCGCAAGGGCGTTAAGCACATCTATCCCGCTAAGGTGATGGGCAACATTCTGAGGGCCTCATAATGGTCGACTGGGCAACACTGGGAATGTCGGGCCTATTGGCCCCCACTGGCGGCGGGGCTTATAGCGCCCAAGAGGTGCGCCGCCGCATTGCGCTGGCAATGCTAATGAAGAAAAGCACTGCGCCCAAGACGATTGGCGAAGGGTTGTTTTCGGTGGGCGACAGCCTTAGCGATGCGTTCACGGCGCGGACACTGGCGCAGCAAGCTCAAACCGAGAGTGAGGCGAGCGACAAGGTCATCAAGAGTATGGACCCTGCTCAGAAGCTCGCCGAGGCCAATGTACTTGCGGACGACGAACCAACCACACCTGTCCAAACCGCTGCGCTGTCGACGGCTGCCACACCCCCGCAGCCAACCACTATGCCGCCACGGCAGATGTCGCCGATGGCGCAGCAAGCGGCGCTGATGCCGACCGAGCGACCGCCAGCGTTTTTTCCGTCCACACCACAAACGGCGTTATCCGCGCCGCCGTCGCATTTGGCGTTGAGCCAGCCCCCGCCGCCCAACGCCAACGTGCTCCGCAATCCGCTCCCGGCGATGCAGAACACCGCGTCTAACTATGACGCAATGCCGCCACAGCCCTCCCCGCCAGGCCCCGGAAGCGATGCCGGCGGCGCCATGAACCCTGTCCAGGGTTCGCAACTGACCTCGCTGATGAGGCCGCCACAGGCCGCCCAGCCGTCGCCTTATGCGCCGACTGCCGCGCTACAGAACCCCAACGTGCGTGACGGTATCACCGAGACGCTAGTGGCGCGCAACGGAGCATCGCCGCCGCCCGGTCCACAGTTCGCCCAGGCAACACCGCCAAGCCCGTTCCCGCCAGTTGCCCGCGATGTCAAGCCGATCCTGCCGGGTGGGGGCTTCCCGCAGACCACACCTCAGATCCAGCCTGCGCCACCGGATCCGCGCACTGCAATCCGCACCGCGCCGCGGCTTCCGGACGAGTACGTGCCACCGGAGAGAGATCCGCAGCCTGAGCCGCCCGCCAAGCCTGGCGTGGGGCCTATCGAGAAGCAGATGATCCGGCAGTACATGAACGCCGATATTGACCCACGCATCAAGGCGGCGGCGCAGCAACGGATCGATGCCGAGCGGGCGCAACTCGCAATCCCCTATGAAAACCAAGTACTCAAGTATAAGGCCGATATTGCCAACTGGCAGAAACGCCAGGAGCAGACGCTCGGCTACAGGATGGGGCTGCCAAAGCAGCGCGCGGAAACCGAGAAGGAGTATGCGACCACTGACAAGACCCGTGCCGAGATCCCCAAGGCCCAGGCCGAGGCCGACACAGCGGTACTCACCAATAAATTCTATCAGCGCCACGGCCGCGAGCGCGAGCAGTTCCTGAAGGATTTCACCTCTGAGAAGGAGCAGGTCAGTAAGATCGTTCCCATGCTCCGCGACACCCAGATCGCCAAAGAGGCACTCGACAGCGGAGCCGTCGTATCCGGCTTTGGAGCCGACGCCAAGCTGAACGCAGCGAGGATTGGGGCCAAGATCGGCAGCAACGACGCGAAGAAGATTGCCGAAGAAAGCGAGAAGTACCAGAAGGCGATGGATCGCACGATTAGCTACGGCGTCATGCTGGTTAACGGCAAGGATCCGCGCGTTACCGAAGGCGACGTGGCGATGGCGAAGGGTCAGCTGGGCACGCCTGACATGCAGGAGGCGTCCAAGCGCAAGATCATCGAAGTCATGCAGGCCGACCTGCATGGCAAGATCGACAACTATGAGGGGCTGCGCGAGCAGTATCTGCGCGGCGATCCGCAGCACCGCTTCTACAAAGTCGACGTGCCTGCGGCCGGCGCGAGCAACGCGGAGGGCACCGGCACGCGCGACATCCTGCTCAAGAACCCGACCAACGAGGCGGTCATCCGCGAGTTCGATCGCATCCATGGTCACGGGGCTGCAAAACTTGAGCTGAACCGGGCCAGGCGTCGTATGAGCCGGGAGGACGATTGATGGCTGAAGATCCTGTCGAACTGATGCGGCGTGCAGCAGAGGCCGAGCGCGCTCCGTCAGCGCCGATCTCTGACAGCCCGCTAACGGGTGCCGTCGACTATCGCCCACCGCCGGCGCCGCGTGAGCCGACCAAGCCCTATACCGGCCAACTCGCCCCCTTCAGCAAAGACGAAACGGGTAACGTTACGTTTGATCCCAATGCCGGCCTGTTAGGCGCTCTTAAGGCACCGTTCGACTGGGCCTATGGCGTCCGCACCGGCACCATCCCCGCCGACGTGCGCAACCCGGACTATATCGGCGGTGCGGCAGACGCGGCCTTTACCTACGGGCCTGGCGCGGTGGCGAGCCGTGTCGGCACCGGCGGTGTAGTAGCCCCGTCGCAGGAGGCACTGCGCGCCTCGGGAGATGCGCGGTTTAATGACTTTCGCGCCAGCAACCAGATATTCCCGACCTCCGGTTATCAAGGGTTTCTGAAGCAGACCGCAGCTGACCTCGAAAGGGGCGGCTTCTACAAAGACCCCGGAGCGGCGCAGCACCCTCACCTAGCAATCCAGAAGGCGCTGGATGACGCGGCGAAAAGACCGTTTATCACGACCGCCGAAATTGACGCCCTTAAAACTCAGCTCGACGCCTCTGGCCTGAAAGGCAAAGAGCTAAAGGGCACCATGCAGGCCCGCGAGGCGCTGTACGGTTTCCTGGGCCAGCATGGCACCGATGAAATGAAGAAGGGTGTCGGTGACTGGCGGCAGATGATCCATTCCGAATACCTCACCGGAAAGGACACCGCCAAATCATACAAGAATATTGCTGCGGCGCGGGGGCCGGAATTGTCCGCCAAGCAAGCGCGCGACAGTATGGCCGACGTATTGGTAAATATGGAGAAGGGCAGCAAGGCCACTCAAGGATTTACTCCCGCCGAGGGTGCTGCCATGAAAACGGCGCTGGACGCCACGCCGAGCATCAATAGGGCGCAGCGACTTGGCGATACGCTACAGTTTCGCAGCACTGGCTCGATACTCGGCGGCGGCGGACTGGTCAGTGCGTTGGGTGCGGGGCTGGCTGGGCACCCCACAACTGCCGCGACACTCGCAGTCCTGGGCGTATTGGCAGGAGGCGCGGGTACGGCGGCTCGCACATACGCCAATCGTGGCGCTCGACGGATGGCTAACGAAGCCGACAATTACATCAGGGGGCGATCGCCGCTGGCCGCCGAGCAATTCGCGACAGCGCCATCGAACTTCGCCGCCACCCCGTGGGCACAGCCTGGCCGCACCATGAGCGGCGGCATGATCGAAGCTGCAATGGAAGCGCGCCGGCGCGAGCTAGAGCAGAAGCAGGCCATCCAGCCAACCTACCGCGTGCTGCCTGACGGCACTATAGAGGAGCTATCGTAATGCCGCGTGACGGTTCTAATATCTATCATCGTCCGCCTGGCACGGACGGCGTCCCCAACTACACGATCGAAAGCGCCAAATACAACGCCAACGTGGCCGACGTAGAGCAGGATCTTAACCTGCCGCGCCCGATCGTGGCTGGCGGCACCGGGGCCAGCAGTGTCGACGGCGCGCTCGACAATCTCTCTGCCGAGAAGTTCAAACAGGTCGTTACCAACTGGGACACCAATGTCTGGCGCGCGGGGTCGTTTTACGCCGCAACCTCGGCGACCGGGACGGCTCCGATCCCCGGCAAGGCGTTTGCAGGTGTTGCCTACTTCGCCAACGCGACTGACTTTGTGCTGGAAGCGACCAACGTCACCGACCCCGGCAATATCAAATACATCCGCAAGCAGACGGCTGGCGTGTGGGGTGCATGGGCCACAGTCGACACCACTAAGAAAAACTACATCATCAACGGCGCGATGATGGTTTCGCAGGAGTGGGGTACGACACCGCAAGGCTTCGCGGCGGGCGGGAGGTATCCGGTAGATCAATTCTGGGTAGTCGGATCTTCAGCAGGCGCCATAGCGTTCGGCCAAGTCGGCGGCCTGACGCCGGGCGGCTCTCCTAACAGGATAAGAATTACCGTCACAGCCCCGGACACATCTGTTGGGGCGACAGATAATCTGATGATACAGCAGTCGCTGGAGGGGGGCAGGATAGCAGACCTCCGATTTGGCACGGCAAGCGCAAAGACGGTCACTATTCAATTCGGTGTGCGCGCACCTGCCGGGACTTACTGTGTCGTCCTGCTTAACGGCACTTCGTCCAGATCATACGTTGCTGAGTACACCATCACCGCGCCAGAGGCCAACATAGACGTTGTCAAGTCGGTAACCATACCGGGGTCCACGACTGGAGCGTACGCGACAGACAATAATTCGGGGATGGCGATCAGGTGGGGCTTGGTGGCGGGGGCCAACTTTCAGCGCGCGGCGGGTTCGTATGTCAATTTTGAAGCTGTCGGGTCATCCAACCAGTACAACTTCATGCAGACGGCATCGACGCCGAACAACGTGTTTGAGCTGTTTGACGTGTCACTCACCGAAGGCGCATCCGCGCCGCCGTTCGTGCTGCCAGATTACGGCAGCGAGCTGCTGGCGTGCCAGCGGTGCTTCCAGGTTTTAGATAGTGTTGCGTTCTATACGATTTCTGCCAGTTTTGATTATCCGAACTATATCTATCCGACGACAATGCGGAGCGCTCCAGTAGTAATACCCGCGCCTACTGGCCCCGGCATGCTGGACATGACGTTTCAAGGGGGCTTAAGTGCTTGTTTCATGCTCTCTCCGGGGGCGTCACAAACTGTTTCAGGCGGCATATTAAAACTAGATGCAAGGATGTAGGGCATGGCGGATTACCAACTTACCCAAACCGAGAAGGTCATTCGCCGTACTGTGGATGGTGCGAGCATCCCCAACGACCCCGCCAACCGCCACTACGCGGAGTACCTCAAGTGGGTCGAGGACGGCGGCGTGCCCGATCCCTACGTGCCGCCTGAGACGCCGCCGCCACAGGCCAGCAGCGCGCAGACCATCGCCTACGACCACGAAAACCGCATCCGTGCGCTGGAGGGGCAGCCGCCGCTGGCGCTGGGCGACTTCGTAGACAAGATGCGGCCGTGATCCCGGTGCTGGTGCTGATCATTCTGCACTCAGGCACCGGCACGCCGATCGAGCTAAACACGGCGACAGTCACCCACCTGCGTAACCCGGAGCCAAGCAATCCGGCGTTTACGCCCAACGTGCGCTGCCAGGTCAACATGACCGACGGCAAGTACGTCACGGTTTTAGAAAAGTGCGAAGAAGTCCGAAGGCTAATGGAGGCTACAAAGTAGGAGGCCAACATGAGCGCAGGTATTTGGTTTTGGCTGTTGTGGGTGCTGACGCTGATCTTTGGCGGGTGGGGGATGAACCCGTGGCGACCGGCGGGCGTGCCGTGGGCACCGTTCGGAAGCTGGCTAATCCTGTTCATCCTGATCGGCCTCCTTGGCCTGCATGTGTTCGGCTCGCCGGTTCGGTAAGGGATGCTGACAGTGTACGTCGCCCATTGGTGGCTGGCGCTATTTGCGGTTATCGTGGTGACCCTGCTCGCGCTTGGCGCGCAGATACTCTGGGGGTAACCATGTGGAAGGCTTCACTGTTGCTGCCGCTGCTTCTGACCGGCTGTCTGACGCTGGAGGAACAGCGGGTGATCGAGGATAGCTACCGGCTGCGCTACTACACCCGCGCCGAGGTGGACGCCATCAACGCCGCCATTGTCTGCCGGGAACAGGCGCGCAACCTGGTGCAGATTGCGCGCTGTAATCGTTAGTGTATAATGCCGGCACCTGTTGTGATGAACGGGCGGTATGGTGTAGAGACGCCCGGTAATCAGTCCCCCTGAGCCGGGCGTTTTCTTTTTCGTTCCCTCTCGGTAAACGCCCTGACGCCAGTGCGGTGTGCGTGCTTGCACATATCCATGAACTGCTGTTCCGACAGATGGATCACAGAGGTCCCGACGACGACCTCGAGCATCAGACCGTCGAGGATGATGCAGACCGTATCGTACCCGTCCATGTCGGCGTACTCGCAGGTGTCGATCGTGTCGCCAATCAGCGTGTGCAGCTTGTCCTTGAAGTGTTCCGACAGATCTTTGAGCATGCGTTTCACCTCTGTGCCTCCCTTTTTTCCCAGATCTCTTTGGCCTTCTCGGCCTTCTCGCGCGTTTTGATGTTGGTCTGCACCCAGGTAATCAGCGTATTGGATACGCGCACGACGGAATAACTGCCGTGTGGACCTTCCTTGATCTCATAGGTTGCTTTCATCCCGCCCTCCACTCGCTGATGATGGCGGCATAGATCGTAATCAGGATCACCACCGTAATGGTGGCGGCCAGGATGTAGGTCAGATCGTACATGGGGTGGCCTTCTCGATGGGGTCGCGGTCAAGGTCGCGGCGCAGGTTAGTCATATATTCACTAGCCAGCTCGGCGTTGATGTCGGCCGAGCTGACAAACAGCCACGCCGCCACCCAGATGCCGCCGGGAATGACGGCAATTTCGCTGCGGGGGTCGATCTCGACCACGCCAGGTTTTGCGTGTCGTTTGGCGGCAATGGCTCGCGCTACGTCTATCGGTGTCATGTGGTGCTCCGGTTGAAAACGAAGCAGTAGTCTGAGGCCGGCATTGACACAAGTCAATACTGGGGCTAGCCTTAATACATTATGAACAGACACCCGACAGTAAAGAAGCTACTTGCCGACATCGAGGCGTACCTCGACAAGACCGGCACGTCACGCAGTACCTTTGGCCTCCAGGCCACAGGCGACGGCTACCTCATCAGCCGCATCGAGCAAGGCAGAACGCCGACACTCGACACGATCGAGAAGGTCTACCGCTACATGGACCGCAAGACTAAGGCAGTACGTTCATCACACACCCGGAGAAACCATGTTACATAAAATACTCATCACGGCTGCATTGCTGGCCTCGCCGGCAACGGCGCAGGATGTTGAATACATCACGCCAAAAATCCCAACCGAGGCCGAGAAGATCGAGGCGCTCAAGCTGGCCTATGTCCTCAATGGCAATTCGATGGTTGGCCCCACCATTGACCTCACCGACCCCAAAGTGCTGGAAGCCTACCGCGCCGCCATCGCCGCCGCCGACCCTGTCATCGAGGACAGCGGGCCAGGGATCTGGCCCAAGCTGGAAAAGCCCAAGCTGGTCAAGAAGGCGGAAGCCGACATTTGCACACGCCACAACATGCGCAAGTCAATCCGCGGCAAGTCATGGAGGTGCGTGCGATGAGCGAGTACATGCCCGAATACAAATTTGCCGCCATTGCCGAGCAGCTGGTGGCGTCCCTGATCAAGGGCGCCGAGGACAACGTCCACGAAGCCAATGCCCTGCTCGACAGCGTCAGGATCCTGACCGAGGAAATCCGCAAGCACGTCGAGGAACACACTCAGATGCTCAACGACGCCAGCCACCGCACCAAGACCTATGGCGAGCGGGTGCTGGAGGCGCACAAGGAGTACATCAACGGCGGCAAGCATGAGGTGCCGTCACCATGACCGGCATTGTCTGGACCGTCGAAATCATTGTTGCCTTCCGCGAGCTGCACGCCAACAAGGCCGGATTATCGTTCTCCGAGATAGCGGCAAAGCTGTCTGCGGCGTTCAACATCGAGCTGTCGCGCAACGCCTGCATAGGCAAGGCCAGGCGGCTGGGCCTGCCTATGCGGGACGCTACGCCGCGCAAGCCGCCCAAAAGGGAGAAAAAGATGCGTGTTCGTGTCGACGCTCCTATTCCGCCCAGGATCAGGAACAGAACGATCGGCCCCGGCATAGACATCCTCCAGCTTAATCACAGCAACTGTCACTGGCCGCTCGGCGGGGTCGAGGATCATCCGCCGTATCTATACTGCGGAAACCCTGCCGAGTTCGATCGACCGTACTGCTATGATCACTGCAAGAAAGCCTACAACTCTCCAACCAGGCAGTGGCAATGACCATCATCCTCGCCATCGACCCCGGCCTCACCGGCGCTCTGGCGGTCTACATGACGGGCCTGCCCCATCGCGTGTCGGTCTACGACATGCCGGTGGTCGACGGCGAAATCAACCACCACCAACTCAGCCACATGATCCGGTCATGGGCGCCCGACGTGGCCTGTATCGAGCGGGTGGGGCCAATGCCGCGCGATGGCGTCAAGCAGGCCTGGCGTTTTGCTTCTGCCTACACCGCCGCGCGGGTGGTGGTGGCGCTATTGAATATTCCAACAACACTGGTGACGCCAGGCAGCTGGAAGAAGGCTATGAAGGTGGCCGGCGGGCCAGACGGCAAGGAAGAGTGCCGCGCAAAAGCCATCCAAATGTTTCCGGCGTGCGCAGAACACTTTGGCCGCAAGAAAGATGCTGGTCGCGCCGAGGCGGCACTGCTGGCGGTCTACGCATCACAACAGGGGACACTCCATGACTGATCAATATTTCACCCTGGTTTTCAGGGGCAGCATTCGCGACTTCAAAGAACCGCTAAAAACGGAAACCCCGTTCGGCATCCCGGTTGCCGCCTGCGTTGGTGATGCCTTCGCGGAAACCGACCGCATCGAACAACTGGAGGCGGCGCTGCGGAAGATCGCCAATGGCGAGGATAATGGTCGCTTAATTGGTGTCACCGGAATGTACGAGATCGCCCGCGCCGCCCTCCAACCGGAGCAGGACAAATGAACGAAGCAGAACTGGGTTTTGAATTGAAAAATGCCTTAGCCCGCATCGAACAACTGGAGGCGGCGCTGCGGGAGATTGTTGACTTCCCGAACATTGGCGAGCAGGCCGCACGGCAGATGTCACTGATCGCCAGTGCCGCCCTCGCACCGGAGCAGGACAAATGACCATCGAATACGACCACCACTCCCCATCCAGCTGCAACCTGTTTGCCGCAGCCCCCGCCATGTGGGTGGCCGAAAAGATCCTGGGCGAAAAGCGGCCCGCCTCGGCCAGCATGCACCGCGGCACTGCCACCGAGGCCGGCGTGGCGCACGGTCTTAAAGACCTCAAAGCCGATTTGCCGGCATGCATCAAGGTGGCGCAGTCCAGGTATGATGCGCTGATGGCGCTGTCTCCCGACGCCAGGCGAACCGCCTACCGCGGCGACCTGGCGCCAATGGTGGCCTCTGGCCTCAAGGCGTTGCGCCCCTACGGCGAGCCGTCAGAGCTACAGGGTCGCATGGAGTGGAAGCCCGATGAGCTAAAGTTTCCCATCATGGGGTTCTTCGATTTCAAGTGGGCGCACAAGGGTGCGCTGGTGGAGCTGAAGTGTACCGAGAAGATGCCGTCGAAGATCAAGGTTCCCCACGCCAGGCAGGCCGCCTTCTACGCCACCAGTGACAACATCGACACGCGATTGACTTATGTCACGCCAAAGAAGTGCGAGACATACCAGCTGGAAAACATCAGGGAACACCGGCAGGCACTGGTGAACATCGCCAAGACCATCGAGCGACTACTGTCGGAAAGTGATGATCCGCAATATTTCATCGATCACACAATCCCAGACCTTGACTCTTTCTATTGGTCAGGGCCTGCTGCTCGGCAAATGGCCTACAAGTATTGGGGGGTCTGAAAAGACGCCCCTCCTCCGATCCTGGGTTCGCCAGGGTGGCATCCGCAGCAGGCCTTATTGCTGTATGTGAAAGAGAGAAACGCTATGTCTACAGGTAACGGACAACAGAAGAATATCTTTGGTTTTTCGACTGCTCCCTCCACCGGAGCCGACTTTACCCCCATCGTCAAGTACGACGCCCGCGCAGGCCGCGTGTTTCGTGTCGATCGCACGCAAGGCGTCGACGGCTTCACCGGCGAGCAAGTCGATATTACAGCGATGTTTAGAGCCGTGTTCGATCTCGAGAATGTCGAGGTGGGCTGGATGCTGTTTGCAGCCGGCCAGGCGCCGTCCATGGCGCTGGCGCCTCTCTCTGACGTAACTGCCGGCAAGGCATTTCCGCCCGAGCCGTCTACCTTACACAAGCAAGGCGTTCGCGTGCTGATCAAGCTCGCCAAGGCCTGCGGTGGCGACAAGCCGGTGCGGGAGATTGCGTCGGTTGCAAAGGCGTTCCTGGGCGCCATGGAGCAACTCTATCTCACCTACCTCGATGAGCGTGAAAAGAACAAGGATCCGAACGGCAACTACCAACTGCCCGTGGTGTCCTTGCTTAAGACCGAGCCGGTGACGAGCGGTAGCGGCGCGCAGAAGTCGACCAACTACCGGCCAACGTGGAAGATCGATGGCTGGGTGCCGCGGCCGGATGATCTCATCTACATGCCGGCTGCTGCATCTAGTGCTGTGGCGGGTGCCGCACCTACTACCGGCTCAACGCCTGTGCCGCCGCCGCCGGATTATTCGGCGCCCAAGCATAATCTTGCTGACGACTTCGGTTAAGCGGGTCTAAAAGAAAAAGGGCTGCGAGGGCGGTGACACGAACCCTCGCAGCCTTCCCATGATCCCATCTTACCCGAAATCACAGGTGTACCTTGAATATATCATTCAATGACGAGTTCGCCACCCCCGCACAATGGGCGCGAGAGTACCGCCATCTAGGCCTGCAAATCATGCCGGGATACATGCCTGGCGAGGTGCCCAAGGGCGAAGCCTGGAAGCGTCCCAGGGTCAAGGACTGGCGCCAGTACCAGGACGTGCTGGTTACCGACGAAGTGTTCCTGCCCTGGTACGGCCCCGGCGGCGAGCATATCAGCCGGCCTAACATGGGCACCATATGCGGGCGTGCTTCCGGCAACCTCTTCATCATCGATCTGGACGTACACAAGAAGCCAGAGGCCGCAGCGTGGTGGGAGGGCGTGGTTGCTACCCACAACAACCGCATGGCGCTGGAGACGGCCGAGCAGCGCACGGGCGGCGGCGGGCGCCAGATCCTGTTCTACGCCCCGGCAGGCTACCGCACCCCCACCTGCAAGACTTCGATCGGCGTGGACATCCGCGGCCAGGGAGGCTTCGCCGTACTAGCGCCCAGCATCCACGACAGCGGCGGCACCTACGCCTGGCTCGAGGGCATGGCGCCGTGGGACGAGGCCGGCATCATGATGGCCCCGGACTGGCTCTTACGCGAGATAGAGGCCCTGGTGGCGTTGCACGGCGGGGACACTACCGTCCACCGCACAACGTCAGGCGCCGGCGGTAATGGCGCCGCCTATGACGGCTTCGGGCACCAGACAGACCTGCGCGAGCAAAAGATGACCGAACTGGTATGGGGCGCCGTGCTTGACCTCTACCGCACTTCCCCCATCAAACCGGACCCGGTCGCTGAAGCGGTAATTGTTGCAGAAAAGTATCAGGTGTACGAGGACCAGGTGGCCCCCCGGCAATACGACCCTGCCCTGTCCAAGGCCGAGATGCTCGATAGGGAAGGCCGCGGGCGCGGGTTGTTTCATGTGAAATGGCAGTACGCCATGCGGCAGTGGAACACCAAGGTGGCTGAAGAGGCCGGCAAGCCAGGCAAGGATAAATTCGGAACCGACAAGACCGAGGCCATAGTTTATCCTTCAGGGACTTCCCTAATCCTTACATCCGCCGAGTTCCTGGCCGGCTACACGCCGCCCGCCTACCTCATCGATGATGTCATACAGCGCGGCTACCTCTACAGCCTCACCGCCCGCACCGGGCACGGCAAGACCGCCGTGGCACTCTACATGGCCCAGGCCATCGCCCGCGGCGTCGACATGCACGGCTGCAAGGTACTGCCCGGCACCGTGCTGATCCTGGCCGGCGAGAACCCCGACGACGTGCGGGCCAGATATTTCGTGCTCGGCCACACCTACGGGTTTGATCCAACACAGGCCAAAATCCGCTGGATCCCAGGCGTCAAGCACCTGCCCAGCCACATGGACATCATCCGCAAGGAAACCGATGAAATTGACGACCTCGTCCTGGTCCTGGTCGACACCGCGGCGGCATACTTTCCCGGCACCGAAACCAACTCCAACTCCGAGCAGGGCGAGTACGCCAGGCTGCTGCGGCAGATGACGTTTCTCAAGAACAAGCCGGCCGTCATCGCGCTGTCCCACCCCGTCAAAAACGCCTCCAAAGACAACCTGCTGCCCATGGGCGGCAGTGCCTTCCTCAACGAAGTCGACGGCAACCTGACCCTGTGGGCCGGCGTCGATCGCCAGACCACCCTGCACTGGCAAGGCAAGTTCCGGGGGCCTGAGTTTGACCCCATGACGTTCGAACTGGTGGAGGAACACTGCACCGCGGTCAAGAACGAGGCCGGCGTGCTGCTGCCGTCCGTCGTCGCCAAGCCCATGGCAGAGGTCGAAGTAGAGGCAGCAGAGGACAGGGCCGAGCAGGAGGAGAACAGTCTAATGCGGGCCATGTACGGCGCCCAGGCGGCATCCTTCACCAAGCTGGCTGATCAACTGGGGTGGAAAAAGCGGAGGGTCCAGAGGCTCATGGAACGCTTGGACGAAGGCAAGTTCGTGGAGCAGAAAAGAAACAAGAAATACATGCTTACGAACAAGGGCACCGAGGCGATCGGGGGTTTAAAGATAGGTCACCGCCATGATTGAGATTGCCTGGGCGCGCAGGACCGAAGACGGCCGGATTGTAGGGGTCGACCAGGTAGCCGGCGGGCTGGCGTGCGCCTGCGTCTGTACTCAGTGCGAGCGCACCCTCGTCGCCGCCAAGGGCGATATCTACCGGCACCACTTCCGGCACCACGCCGACGGCTCGACGTGCGGGGGAGGGCAGGAGACGGCCCTGCATATGCTCGCCAAGGATATCGTGATGCGGGCAGCGTCCATCCTCCTGCCCGACGCCGAGGCCAGGGACATCGCCTCGGCAGAACTGGAACCTGTGCTGGGCGAGGTCAGGCCCGACGTGCTGATCCACACGCCGCAAGGTGATGTCGCCATCGAGATCGCCGTGGAACATCGTACCGGGGAGGTCAAGATCGACCGCCTGGCCGGCATGAACCTGCCCGCCGTCGAAATCGATATCAGCATCTACCGTGGCGTGCTTATGAGCGCCGAGGAGCTGGAGAAGGCCGTCCTCTCAACCGCCGCCAGGCGATGGCTCAGGGTCAGGAAGGAGCGGGAGAAGCCCCCCTCGCCCCGCAAGCCCAAGAACTGGATAGCGCACTGGCGTGGTGCGCCGGGGCAGTTCCCTGTTGCGCGTATTCCAGTGTCGGCGCCGGCGGTCGCCAGGGTCGAGGCGCCAGTCTCAGCGCCGTCAGCCCCCCTTGAGCACTACTGCCACTGTGGCCGGTGGGGACCGTTTGGGTATGGCGTTAACCTTCAGCAGGGGAGGCTTGGGAGGTGGTATTGTACCGAACACAGGCTGGAACTTTTAAACCGAATTGTCGTACCGTGAAAAGTTCCATCTGCATCGTACGTACCGCGGTACGACGGCGGTACGACGGGTACGAACCAGAATTAACATCATGAAAACTAAACACTATTTTCGTACCGATACGTGCGTATGCTGCATACTTTGTTGCAGCGTACGTACGCGTAGTAAGCGTAGCGTAAGCGTCCGGTACTTCTTAACGGAATAGACCTTGAAGTGACACATAACGTTATGCCACAGTAAGCCTCCACTTAACGGAGGCGATATTCGATGGCGCACAGATATCCAAATGCCCTCGGGCACACGATCAGGTCTGCCGCAAGGGAACTCAAGGTAGACGAGAAGACCTTCAGGGTGGCGGTAAGAAACGGGGAGGTGAGCTGTGTCGACTTCGGCAACGTGAAGAGGATCACATTCGCAGAAGTGGAAAGGCTACGGAAAATTTTCAAAAGGTAAGAGGCCCATCACATGGCGAAACCCAAGCAAGACACCCGCCCCCTTGGCGCCCCCAACAGCTGGGCCA